CCGGGCAAATGCGGTGATGCCCATGCGCTCCTCGTAGTTGCGCCGCTCCGGGCCGTGACGGTCCTGAATGGCGCGGTCCACGTCGATGTCGTGGTCGATAATCGCGGTCGACTCGTCGAATGGGCTGATGATGCCATGGCCGGTGGACGAAGATTCGTTGATGGCGCGGAATTGGGGCTGCGGGAGCGCCGCCTCGCGATAGCCGACGTATTTGGAGCCTTTCAGCGTCTCGAACGGCATTACCTCGAACACGTCCGAGTATTGCGTGAACATCTCGATCACGGTGCGTCGGATGTCCTCGCGGGCGAAGCCCTTGGCGTATTCCGGCAGCGTGATCAGGTTGGAGACGGCCATGGCTCAAGGGCTCCTATCGTGCCGCACCGTTGGACTGGAACTGCGATTGATCGAAGCGGCGCGTGTAATCCAGCCGCTCGGCAGAGGTCATCTTCTGGAATTGTTCTTCGCTGACCTTGCCTTGCGGCTCATCGACGTTGCGGTGCGCCTGCGAGAAGTTCGAGCCGTGCTGCGAGGAGACGCGCTGGATGATCTTCTCCCAGCGCTGCACGGCGCCGGCGGTCCAGAGCTCGTTGGCAAATTCCTTCGCCTCGCCCTCGCCGAAGAACGCCTTGGCCCACGTCAGCACGGCATCGATGCGCGCCGGGCCGGTGGTGCCGAGCTTGGCAATTTCGCCTTCCTTCGCCGCCTTGAATTGCTGCAACTCGGTCACGCGATTGCCGGCATAGACGCCGAGCAGCTTGGAAAACTGATCTTGCGTCAGCCCCATCTCTTTGGCGGCCTCGCGGGCGGACTTGAGCGCCGGATCGGCCTCGTTAAACTTCATCTCGACGCCTTCCGGCGGCTTGAAGTCCTGCGGCAGCGCGATCTTGTAATCTTCCGGCTTTTGCGGCAGCGACAAGCGGCGCGACTCGTCGGCCGCCTTGAATGCGCTCAGCTCATCGAAGGCCCTGCGGAAATCGGCGCCCTTCGCCTCGTTCTTGGTCGCGTCCCAATAGGATTCTGGCACCCAATCAGGACGTTTCGCCGCCTGGCTTTGCTGGCCCTGTTGGCCCTGCGTCTGCTGGGCCGCCGATGAGGTCGTTGACTGCTGCTGCGATTGCGTCCCGCCGGCTTGGCCGCCCGAACCGGACTGGCCTTGCGTCCCGGATGAGGACTGGCTCGTTGTCGCGCTCTGGTCGCCCGCTTCCGCCATCTGTCTCGATCCCTTCGGCCATGTGCCGCATTAAATCGCGGGCGAGACTGCGGCGGCCGTTGTGGCTCAGCAACGCACCGGACTCGGGGATGTCGACCACGGCTTCGAGAACTCGCCGCAGATAGCGATGCAGCAATCGGCCGTCATGCGTGCCGGCGATACGCTTGATCGCCTCGGTTTCCTCCTCGACGGGATTGATTGGTTCGGTCATGGCCCTGCCGCCGCCGGGGCGCCCGCTTGCTGCGGCACGCTCGCGCCCGGCTCCTTGCGCGCCATGATCAGCGGCGCGATCTGCTTGACGAACTCCGCCACCTTCTGCTGGTCGCGCATCTTGATCAGCCCCGACACGCGCATCTTTTCCAGGAACGCCTGCATGGTCAGGCGACCGTCGATCGCCATGCGCCATTCCTCGGGAAACATCTGCGCCATGATCTGTGCGAACTGCTGGGCAGTCGCGATCTCCTGCTGCTCGGCTGCGCGCTGGGAAGGATTGTACGGCCGCAGGCTGATCGCCCTGCCGTCGACCTTGAGCGGTTGGAGCGCGCCCGCCTTCTCGAGGAGATACTTGTAGCGGACGAATATCTGCGCCGGGATTTCGCGCCAAAACGACATGCCGGGGGTACCGATGCGACGCTGCGCGCGCGCGAGCTCATCGAGCCACTGGCCAAGCGTCGGCGGCGTGTCGCCGGTCTGCTCGGGATGGTCGATGAAATGCAGCTTCCTGCAGAGCTTGACCTTCTCCTCGATCTCATAGACCGCCGGCTCGACGTTGATCTGCGGATAGATCGGCTTGAGCGCGCCCTCACTCCCCGGCCGCATCGGGTACGCCATGCCGTTTTCGAGCCCCTGCTCGACATGGGTAAAGGTATCGTCGGGATAGCCGATGGGGCCGTTGATGTTGCGGTCCACCGCCTCGATCTTGCGCGCGTCAAGTTCGTCGACCTGGCGCAGCTCGGGCAGGCATTTGATCAGCGGTCCCAGGCCCCACGGCCAATCGGCGCAGGCACCGAAGCGGCCGACGATGAGCGGGCAGCACCCCTCGCCGGAAATCTCGCGGTCGTGCACGAGCCGGTTGGTCTCCGCGCCTGCGCCGATGGTGATGGTGTGCTGCCACCATTCGTCGTCCTCGCGGTCCCACAGCCGCCAGAAGCCCCACGTCACCGCCACGTCGTTGTCGGGCTTGTCCTCGATGCCTTTCGCTACTTCTTCCGGCAGCTCGCAGTCTTTCGGCAGAAGGGCCCGCACGTAACGGTTCTTGGTCCAGCGCACGACAAAACGATCGTCGATCAGACCGCCGGGCCCCTGGTTGATCTCCAATTCGCGCAGCGGCACCGCCATGACCTCGATCGGCAGATGCGGCCGGCGCCGGTCGATCCACATCGCGGTCGTGCCGATGGCGAGGTCGGGATTGAATGCCTTCGGCAGCTCCGAGTACAGGTTCGAGGATTTCATCGCCTCGAATATGTGCTTGTCCTGCTCGCGCACCTTGTCGCGAATCTGGTCGAACGCCTGCTTGGGCACGAACATGCCGGGGCCGCGCTCGCACCACAGCTGCGCCTCGGGCATGTAGGTGTTGACGATCTCGGTCACGAAGTCGTCGGTGAGCAGGAAGGCGACGGCGGTGTTGAGCTCGGCGGCATCCAGAAGGCGCTGCGTGGGCGGCTTGGTCTGCGAGAGGATTTGCCGCTGGCGGTGCGGCTGCGCGAAGAAATAGCACTCGATGAAGTCAATCAGCCAAATCTGTTTCCAGCGCCGGGCCGCGGCGAGCCGTTCGATGGTCTCCTGCTGGAGTTTGTTTTCGGCCATGTCACCGGCCGCTCCAGCCGGACATGGCGCCGAGATTGGCCGGCGATGCCGGCGAGGCGAGCGAGAAGCCCGGCATGCCCGCGGCAAACGCGCGCGCGCCGTATTGCTGCATCAGGTTCGCCGTCGCCTGCTGCGACTGCACCTGCAACGATTGCGTCTGCTGCTGCTGGGCCTGCTGTTCCAGGATCGTCAGCGCCGGGTCAGGCGGCGGTGCCTGGTATTGCGGAACATCCAAGTGGCTGCCCTCCTGCCGCGAGACAATCGCGGTAGAGGGCATCGGGCAGCAACGCACCGCCCGGCACGCCGAGGAGATGGCGGATTGCCGGCACGCACCAGCCGAGGATCGGCAGCCTCATGCGCTCGCATTCCTGCCGCGGCACGGACACGAGGTCGCAGTCCTTCACGAAAGGCCACATGATGCGCGCCAGCGTATCGCGGTTGTCCGGTGCCACCACGATCGCGGTGCGGTACAGATGGACTTCGTAGAACAGCCACGCTTTCAGCCCCGGCAGGTAGGCATAGGCACGCACATGCTTGTAGCGGCCGGGCACGAGGCGGTTGATCCAGGAAATGTTGGAGCGGCCGAAAACGACGATCCAGCGCGGCGGATCAATCGCGCCGGCTTCGATCAGGGTCATTGATGATTGGCCATATTACCATACGGCTTTCTCTCTCTAGCAGCCACTCCTTCAATGCCTGCAACGAGTCCGGTGGGGAGATGTCCGTCGTCGCTCCGTCGCTAAAACGGTGGATAATGCGCTCCCATAGCTCATACATCTTTGGGTTGATGCAAAATTCATCTTGGGCCATTTCACATGCCCTGATGATAGCCTCAACTTCGTCATCAGTTAACTTTGCTATAATCACAGCGAAACCCTCCGCAGGCTTTTCGGCCCCTTGTAGACCCGCACCGGACGCAGGTCGTACAGCGGCCGCAACCCCGCCATCTTGCGCCCCTCGCCGCGGTCGAGGCAACCGTATTGCAGGCAATCGCACAGGTTCGAGTATTTGTCCTTCTTCGGCCGCAACTCGCCATCCTCCTCGCGCACCAGATGGTACCGGCCGGCCATGCCGGCGATGAGCGTGCGGCAGCGCGGCGAGAACAGAAGCCGCGAAATCCCGGACGGATTGTCGTTGAGTGCCGACGCCACCGCCTCGATGCGCTGCGAGATGTCGTTGAGCTTGACCGGCGCCGGCGTCACCGTCATGCCGTGCGTGCGGTAGATGTCGTAAGCCGACTGCTCGGTGACCGTGCTCTTGTCGCGCCCCTTCGGGTCGCCGACGCAGCGGAACTGGCAGCCGCCGTAATTCTGCTCCAAGAACTTCTTCACTTTCGGCGCGAAGATCGTCGCGCCCTCGTTAAAACCGAGCATTTCGTGCTGGACAAGTAATCTACTATTGATTTCTTGAGCAAACAGGACGGCTGGAAAGACCCTACCGAAATCGAGCCACACGAACACATCCCTCTCAGGTACGGGTTCAAGAGGCTGCTCCGCCACATGAAAGTCGCGGCGGAACATCGGCCAGACCGGAGACCCGTCAGGGACAATGATGCACTCGTTGCCGTAGAGGTTGTTGATCCAGTCATGCGAGGCTCCCTGCAGCGCATCGGGATAATAATCGGTCGCCAGAAATCTCAAGTTCTCCGCGTCGAGATTGACCTCGTGGCGGACGAACTCGCCCTTGTCGTCGCGTATCTTGATCAGCGCCGGCGGCTGCTCGAAAAAGCCCCATCCCTTCGGCCATTCCAGCGCCGCGCGCTCGCCGGGCCGCAAGCCCTCCGGCAGATCCACCTTGCCGGTCATGATCGCGAGCCAATGGTCCTCGCCGGGCGCGTTGCAGTCGCCGATGACGCCATGCCAGGTCGCGCCGCCGTCGCCTTCCTCGGGGAAGCGGTTGGTGCGGCTGCGTGCCTCGCGGAACACGCTCAGCTCCGCATACTGGACCTCGTGAAAGCAGCCGCCGGTATATTCGGCCGAACGCAGCTTCTTGATGTCGTCCTCGTCATCGAGCGATAGAAATTCGACCTCGGCGGCCACGTCGCCAAAGCGCAGCGTATGCGTGATCGGGCTCGACAGCTTCATCGGGCCGTACAGCTCCGGCGGGAATACCCGGCACCAGGTCTTGATCGTGGTGCGCTTGAGTTCCGGGAAGGTATTGCGGGCGACGAACCAGCGGCTCTTGCGCAGGCCGTCCCGAGGCGAGACGGCCTGCTGGAACATGTGGCGGCCGACACGGCGAAACATGGCCACCGTCTTGCCCGAGCCCGGGGGTCCCAGGATGATATCGACCGAATTATTCGACAGGATGAACTCGACGAGCTTGGCGCCGTCCGGTTCGTACATCTCGCGCCCAGCCTTGTCGCGCCGGACCTCCGGCGGCCCGCGCCGCGCGCGCTCCGCGGCGATCAGGGCCGGATCGAGCGTCGAGCGGTACTTGCGCGGAATCACTCGGGATCCATCTGGCGGGAATAGTACGTCGCGAGATATTGGAGCGCGCCAATCAGCCGGAACGTGGGATCGTCGATTGCCGTCTTGATCGTGATTGTCCCGTCATGGTGAACCCCCACGGCCACCATCTCCTTGATCTCGCCGCTTGATGCCAATTCGAGAAACTTCGCGCCGATGTCGACGCAGGCCGGATTGCGGGTGCCCGGCTCCAATATCTCCTTGCCGTGGAGGCTGACGACGCGCCCTTCGCTCATCGCTTGCGGCCGCCCTTGCGGCTCTTACCCGCCTGACGCATGGAAGCCGCCACCGCCTGCTTCTCCGGGTACCCGGCGCGGCGCATCTCGCGAATGTTTGAGGAAATCGTCTTTTTCGAGCTACCTTTCTTAAGCGGCATCTTCGCCTCCTTTGCGAGCAGCGCCCGCGTGCGCCGATAGGTCATGCCGTAGCGCGCGGCCGCCCGAGCATCTGCGCCTGTCGAAGTAGCGGAAGAAGGCGACGATCAAGCTCGTCCTCCTTCCGGTCGCTGTCCCCGCGCGCCTCATACGGCCCGAGGTAGAGGTCTGGCGGGTAGGCTTCCGGCGGCAGCTTCAACTTTTCGTCGATGTTCACGAGCGCCAGGCTTTCGGCCTCATATTCTTCGATCCGTTCGTCCGAAATGCCGTCGAGCATCATGAAGTAGCGCTCGACGCCGTGCGCCAGCCGGTGCGCGCTCGGACCCGCCGCCGGGAAGTATTGCATGCCGAGCCGCGTCATCAGCCACCACTCGGTCATCTCGTGCGCGGCATAGAACCGATCCGGCTCGATCTTGCTCTTGGGAAGCACGTTCGGCGTCTGCGCATCTATGTAGACCGTGCGGCCATCGCTCGAGGAGCCGGCAAGATACGGCACCCGATATCTCCGGTCGATGAGCCCCCAACCGAGGAAATCCTGCAAAGGCGCGAGATGATTCCGCAGGCCCGGATTGTCACGCAGCAGCCGCACCACCGTGCCCGCGCCCGCCGGCGCGTCATCCTCTCCGTGATGGTGGCCGACGCTCATGCCAACTTCGCCATATGCCATCGCCTCAGTCGTTTGACAGCACGGTGGCGTTTGAGCAATTCAAGGCGCCGAGCATACGCCCTCGCCCACTGCTCATAAGAAATCCTGCGGCCGGCGCTCATAGATACCGCACCATGATCGCCACCCAGACTATCAGTCCGAACAGCATGAAGAACACTATCGCCCCGGTTATTTCAGGATGGGCCATCAATGCACCTTGTCGGGCATGAACGGCAGAAACGGCCGCGGCGGCTCCGCCAACACCATCCGCGGCTTGACGCCCGCCCGCTGCAGCTTCTCGCAGTGCAGCGCAATCAGCGTCTCGTCCCGCTTCGTGAACGGCGAAATCTCCACGCCCTTTCTCGACAACCGCGCAATCAGCTTCACCGCAACCAGCTGCGCCCCGTACTCCTCACGCGGCGAGATGTCCGCCAAATACCCCTCCCGCAGCACAAACGATTTCACCGGCCCCACCTTGGCGAAGTTCTGCGCCCACGCCGCGATCTCGTCGTCGTACCGCTCCAGAAAATAATCCGGTATCCGCTCGATCTTCACCCGGCCGATCGTCAGCATCGCCAACTCCTGCATTCAGTCAGGGGGCCCGCCACGGCGGCTTGCGGATGCGCTAGTCAGCAAGGCGGCCGCGAGCGTGGACGGCCCAGGCGCATCACCCCGTCTGCCGAAAGTAATCGCACGACAAGACATCCGCGACCGGCGGCACCATTACGCTCCTCAACTGGGACGCCTGCGCGTGCAAGCGGTCGACCCACTTAAGCACAGCCGGATGCGGCATCACGTGCGCGATTTCCAGTATGTCCGCCGCCAGCATCTCGCAGAACCGCGCTTGCGCCAAGAACCCCATGGTCCCACGCGCTCGCAATTCCTCATAAGACATCATGATGCCACTCTCGCATAACCCATGAGAGGCAACCTCAGATCACAGCTTTCGGCAAGTCCAAAGTTTTCAGGTCCAAATATTTTTGAGGAAAGCGCGAGGGGGTAAGAGGAGCCGCGCGCCGGCGATGCGATTTTCCCCTCCCGGGGCCTCTCGGCCGATCCTAAGGCGGAGGATTCCTCCGCCCAACTGATGAGATAAATGGATGATTTCGCCAGCTTTGCATGCGGGCTTTCATGTCCTACCCACAATCCTACCCACACCTACTTATTTTCTTCGTGCTCGATCGTCTTTGTTTGCTCGATCGGCGCCGCGCCAGGCACCACGATGATGAAGCCGGGAATGCTGATGTTCATGGGCCTGTTTGATGCCTCGTCGCTGAGATGTTCGAGCGCCTTGATGGCGTTGACGCGCGCTATGTGGTTGTCGCGCTGGTCGCGAACATCAATCAGCGCGTGCACGTTGCGCGCTTTCTCAGATGTACGAAGTACCTCCAGCTCGGCGAAGTAGTACGACTTGACTGCGGGCGTTCGCAGCGCCGCATAGAGGCCGTGATCGGTCAAACCGCACTTTTCGGCTGCTTCGCGGCGGTTGAGACCATCCCACACCATAGCCTCGACGGCGGCACGAGCCTTTGCGCTTATGCGGCGCTTGGGGTCATGCTTGGAGGCGTTGCGGCGCGGTTCGGGGATGGTAGCCGGGAGATCGGTCATTGCGGCGATTGCCTTAAGCTACCCCGCGCGTTGCAAGCGGGGTGAAGGGTCTGGTGCGCCCTCGAGATGGGTCCAGCAACGCACCGGGGCGAGATGTGCGCGATTGCTGGCGTTTGCATGGCGATTGGGGCTTGACAGCATTGTGGCACGATAGTGGCCTCTGCTCACGCTCCGCTGCCG